ATGATCCCGCTCATGAGCCGGATCATCTACGTTCTCCGCGGCGGCGAGCTGGTCGACAAACGGGACGCCCCGCCGCTGCATCCCTGCGCCGAGGCCCCGATGGTGAGGCCCGATGGCATGGCGCCGGTGCGCTCGATGGCCGACGGGAAGATCTACGAGTCCCGCTCCGGCTATTACGCGAGCGTCAGGGCCGCCGGCTGCGAGATCGTCGGCGACGAGCGCGTGCCGTTCGAACGGCGCTCGGGCTTCGCGCCGGGCCGGGCGGGGGCCGACATCAAGGCGGCGATCGAGCAACTGAGGTCCGGATGACCGGCCCCGCCGCGTTCGCCGCAACCCCGTCCAACTGAGCCAGCTCCGAGGAGCCGAGACATGGGCGCACCCAGCACATCCAACATCGTGTGGCCCGACAGCTTCGGCGTTCGGGGCCCGACCGATCCCAGGCTTTACGCCCTGGCGCTCCAGCTCCAGGGCGGCGGCTTGGCTGGCCAGCCGGGCGCCGCGCCGGATGCGGATCCGTCGCCGGACGGGGCGCTGTCGCCGAGCCTGATGGCCGCCAGGGTGCTGGCCGCCTACAACGCAGCTCATCCGACGGCGGACATGGCCCGATTCGCCCAGGACGCGCCGACGGGCGCAGCGGCGATGGCCGACGCCGATGCCGATGCCTCGGACCCGGACGATGCAGCGCCGATGACGGGCGCGCAGGACGCCTTGGCGGCCCAATCCTCTGATGCGGGAGCCGTGCCGGCCTCCTCCGTCGCCGAGCCCGCCGCCGCCCAGGTGGCGACCAACGGCCCGTCATCGCAGCCGGCGAGCCCGGCGCTGGATCCCGCCGATCAGCTCCTGCGGCCCGAGCTGTCGGGCGGACCCGATCCGCTGGTCGCGGCGCTGGCCGGGCAGAGCCCGAACGACAATCCCTTCGGACTGATCGTGGACCCGACCACGGGGTCGGTCTCGCATCTGCGCTTCGATGTCGGCGGAGATCCCTTGAATCCGAATGGGCCCACGCTGGAGCCGGCGACGCCCCAGGAGAAGCAGAGCTATCTGGAATGGCTGACCGGCGCCCGCGCGAACTACCCGCTGGGAGCGATCTCGCCCGAGGAGCAGAACCTGCGGCAGATGCAGTCGGCCCCGGCGGCGCAGGGAAGGATAGCCGGCGGCTCCGCCGGCCGGCGCCCGCAACCACACCCCTCGCCCGGGGGCGTGCGGTACACGACCGATCAGGCCCTGACCCCCTCGCAACAGGGCATCCTCGACAATGTCGTGGACACGGGACGACGGCTGGGCATGAGCCCCGACCTGATCCACGCCGTCGCGAACCAAGCGTACTATGAATCCTCGCCTGGACGGATCAGGACAAATCCGGCGCATCCGAACACCAAGGGTCTATTCCAATACAAACAGGGCGCCTGGGATCAGAACTCGAGGCCGGACCACCTCGACATCAACTCCGACGACGATCAGATCGGCCTGATGTATCGGGACGCCGCGCGCTACAAGGCGCAATACGGCCGAGCCGTGGCCAACGGCGCGCTTCGGTCGCCCCTCAGCTTCGAACAGTATGTAGAGCTGAATCACCACATGGGCGATCACGCGCTGCAGAAAGGTAAAACGCTACCATCCGACTTCAATAAAAAGGTAGCAGGGTTCGGGTTGCGCATTTTGAACTTGCCATTGAGATAAGGCGTAGCGAGAACATCGATCAGGACTTGATCGCATGCTCGCCGCCCTGACGCTCGCCGCCGCCCTTTCGGGCCCTCTGCCACCCGCCAATGCCGGCGCCTGTCTTACCCGCAATGCACACTATGTGTTGCGCGGCGATCCGAAGGTGACCGTCGAGTTTGGGCGCTATCTTCGCCGTCCGGAAAGCTTTGCGTCCGACCTCTACCTTGTCTACCACACCCGGCACACGGGCCATACTTATTGGTACGGCATGGACTGGGGCTCGGATGACATATTCAAGCTTTATCCGGTCGGGAAACCCGGGAAGGGCTACTATCACGCAGCATCTGGCGATGGTCGCGCCGTGCTGAGCGACGATATGACGATATGGGGGACGGACGCGCAGTTGAATTTCATCGACGAATGGGCGGAGTCGCGCGGACGAGCTCCCAAGTACATCTTCATACCCGAACTCAACGACGTCATGCGCCACGATCCCAATGATCCTGAGGTGGTGGCGACGGCGTTCTTCATCCTGAAAAGCTGCGTCAAGCGCTGAGCAAAGCGCCGCAGCCTGGCGGCGGCTTAGCCCCGCCCTAAGCGCCCGCCGGGAGGACCCATGATCCTCCCCATGACTTCAGACACCGAAGACTTCACCGACACCGCCGCCGAGCCTGAGGCCGGCGAGGCGGAGGACCTTTCCCTGCGCGAGGAGCTGGCCAAAGCGCTGGCGGACGCCGGGGAGGGCGCGGCGGCCGCTTCCGCTCCCCCGGCGACCGCCGCGCCCGCACGCGATGCGCATTCGCGTGACGCCCTGGGCAGGTTCGCCCGGTCGGCCGATCCGGCCGCCCCGTCCCATTCCAACGAGCCCGAGACGCCCGATCCGCCGGCCGCCGCCCCCACAGGGGTGACGACACCGCCGGTTTCCTGGAGCGCCGCAGCCAAGGCCGACTTCCAGTCGCTTCCCGAGCACATCCGCAAGGAGGTGCTGAAACGGGAAGCGGACATGGAGCGCGGCCGGGCCCAGTGGCAATCCGGCGCCGAACGGCTCAACCGCCTGGACGCCATCCTCGGCCCCCGCACCGACATGATCCGCATGCGCGGCATGGACGAGGCGCGGGCGATCGAGGCGCTGTTCGCAGCGCAGGACATGCTCGACCGCAACCCGGTCGAAGGCTTGACCTACCTCGCGCGGACCTACGGCGTCGATCTCCGCGCCCTGGCCATCAGCTCGCCGCAGCAGCCGGGAAGGCCCATGCCTCCGCAGGCCCAGCCGCCGGCGCATCTGGCCGCCCTGGCGCGCGACGTCGAGACCCTGAAAGGAGCGCTCGCGCAGCAGCGGCAGCGCGCCGACGAAGCCCAGATGACCGCGCTCTCGGACCAGCTGCAGGCGTTCATGACCGACCCGGGCAATCTCTATTTCGAGAACGTCCGCGGCCGGATGCACGCGCTCCTGCAGGCCGGCGCGGCGAGGGACTTCGCCGACGCCTACCAGCAGGCGATCTGGTCCGACCCGGACGTCCGCCAGGCCCTGCTCCGCCAGGAGCAGGCCGAGCGGCAAGGCCAGGCGTCGGACGCCGCCCGCGCGAAAGCGGCGCAGGCCCGGCACGCCTCAGGGTCGATCACCGGCTCGCCCTCGCCCGGATCGCGTCCGGGCCGGGGCGGGCCAGCCCCCACCCTCCGCGACGAGCTGGTGTCCGCCTGGAGCCAGCACGCGGTCTGATCCCCTGGAGCAACGACCTGATCCAATCAGGTCGCCGCTCCAGGTCTTTGTTTTTCCGCGCGTTTCTTCCGAAAACCGGTCCCCACTTTTCGGAACGCGCTCACCCAAAGGAATCCCCAGGGAATGGCTTCCCCGAACCTCAACGAGATCGTCACCACGACGCTCCGGAACCGCTCCGGAAAGCTCGCGGACAACATCACCAACAACAACGCACTTTTGGCGCGGATGAAGAAGAAGGGCTCGATCAAGCCCGTCTCCGGCGGCCGCACCATCGTGCAGGAGCTGGAGTACGCCCAGAACGGCACCTACCAGCGCTATGCCGGCTACCAGGTGCTGAACATCCAGCCCTCGGACGTGTTCACCGCGGCCGAGTTCGACTGGAAGCAGGCCGCCGTGGCGGTCACCTGGAACGGGCTGGAGATCGACGTCCAGAACACCGGCGCCGAGCAGGTCATCGACCTGTTGGAATCCCGCATCCAGAACGCCGAGAAGACCATGGCCAACAACCTGTCCTACGACCTGTATTCCAACGGGACGGCGGACGGGGGCCTGCAGATCGGCGGCCTGCAGCTGCTGGTGGCCGACGCCCCGACCTCGGGCGTGGTGGGCGGCATCGACCGTTCGCAGTGGCCGTTCTGGCGCAACCAGGTGTTCAGTGGCGTGAACAACGGCGGCTCGGCCGTCTCGGCCACCAACATCCAGGGCTACATGAACCAGCTCTGGCTGACGACCAAGCGCCAGAACGACGTCACCGACCTGATCATCGCCGACAACAGCTACTTCAACTTCTATTGGTCGAGCCTGCAGGCGATCCAGCGGATCACCGCCGAGGACACCGGCGAGGCCGGTTTCCAGACGCTGAAGTACATGGGCGCGGACGTGGTCCCGGATGGCGGCGTCGGCGCGGCCTGCCCGGCCAACCACATGTACTTCCTGAACACCGACTACATCAAATACCGGCCGTCCTCGAAGCGGAACATGGTCCCGCTCGAGACGGTCACCTCCATCAACCAGGACGCCTCGGTGCGGCTGATCGTGTGGGCGGGGAACATGACCCTGTCCAACGCGCAGCTGCAGGGCGTGCTGATCGCCTAGAGGAGCGCAAGCCCATGAGAGATCTTCGTCAATTGTCCACGGCCGCGCTGCGCATGGAGGCCTGCGGCCTGTGCTCGGCGGTGTGGACCGGCGACTTCGGGACCGGCCAGCCGACCGGCTCGGGCGTTTGGAGCGACCCGGGGGTGAACCCCTGCAAGCTCCATGGCCCGCTGCCCACGGCCGGGACCACCGGCAACGGCGTCCTGTTGCCGCCTTTCAAGCTCGGCATGATCGTCGACGGCGACCTCGGCGCCGAGTTCGTGCTGGGCAAGCTGGTCCTGGCCTCGACGACCGACCTCTTGCCCGGCCAGGGCTATTTCCTGGACAAGGACTTCAACCTGACCCTGACCTCGGGGACCAACGCCTCGAACGTGCTGAACGCCGAGGTGGGCGTGCTCAACGTCTGGGGTCCGCAAACCCCGGCCGGGACCTATTGGGCCTGGATCCAGCGGGCCGGCCACTGCTCGGTGCAGGCCGCGGCCTCCTCGGCGGCGACCGGGTCGGCCGAGACGGTGTCGGGCGTGAGCGGGCAGTTCAAGTTCCCCACCACGGCGACCTCGGGCCAGAAGAACGCCCTGCCGATGACCGCCTACAACGGCTCCTCGGCGGTGACCTTCACCGGCAATACCACCTCCGGCTCGCCCTATATCACCGGCGTGGTGTCGGTCTCGGGCGGGGCGGCCAATCCGCTGGACGACCTGCAGGTGGGCCAGGTGATCACCGGCACGGGCCTGCCCGCCAATGCGATCATCGCCGCGATCGACAAGCAGGGCTCGGGCTGGCGGGTGACCATCGGCACCAACACCGCCGGCTCCTACAACGTGCTGCAGAACGCCACGGCCAGCGGCAGCGGGGTGACCTTCACGGTCACCAGCCACCTGACCGCCAACGTCTACTGGCCGACTTTCGTCAAGCAGAACTAGCCCCGGCCGGGGTCCAGGTCCGTTCGGAGCGGCCGTGGAATTGAAACCACCAAGGTCACCAAGGCCACCAAGAACTTGGTGAACTTGGTGGGCTTGGTGGTCGCCTTCCACGATCGAGCCGGTTGTCCTGCGCCCCCGGCGAGCGCGGCTTATGGAGTTACGCCCAATGTCCGAAACCGATTTCCGCGACCCCGCGGCTCCGAAGTCGCCGGCGATCCCGCAGTTCTTCACCGAGGCGGTGAAGCTGGAGTGGAAGAGCCGCCAGGAGGGTCGCCCGATCTTCGAGGATCGGGAGTTCGTCCGCATCATCATCCCGGGCGATCGCCGCTCGATGGCCGTCGAGCCGGTGGGCGAGGCCCACAAGGCGCGCTGGCCGCGCGAGTACGAGGCCTTCCGCGCTGGGCGCGAGGCGCCGGTGGAGGGCACGCCCCTGAGCGAATGGCCGGTCTCGCTGATGAGCCCGGCCAGGGTGCAGGAGCTGGCCTGGTTCAACCTGCGCACGGTCGAGCAGCTGGCGGCGGTCAACGACGCCCAGCTGCAGAACCTCGGCATGGGCTCGCGCGAGCTCAGGGAGCGCGCCCGCACCTGGCTGGAAGTGGCCGAGAAGGGCGCGGGGCCAATCGAACGGCTGATCAGCCGCAACGAGGATCTGGCGCGGGAGGCCGAACGGCTGACGCGCGAGCTGAAGGCCGCCAACGCCGAGGTCCTGGCGCTGAAGTCCAAGGAGGCGCGCCATGCCGACGCTGCAGCGTAGCGTCTCGCAGAGAGGCGCCAGATTCTACCAGGAGGGCGATGAGCTGATGTTCGTGCGCCATCTGGACGCCTCGACCCGCGAGGGTCCGCGCCCGGCCACGGCCGAGGACCGGTCGGCGCATCCCGAGGCGTGGAAGAGCTTCGCCGAGAGCCATCCGACGCCGCGGAAGGGCAGGGGATGAGCCTGCTCTCGATCGTGCAGGACGTGTCGGGGCGGCTGTCGCTGCCGCAGCCGTCGGCGGTGGTGGGTTCCACCGACAAGCAGGTGATCCAGCTCCTGGCCCTGGCCAACGAGGAGGGGACCTCGCTGGGGCGGCGATATCCATGGCAGGCGCTGATGGAGGAGCAGACCTTCACCACGGTGGCATCGCCCGCCCAGAGCGCGGCCCTGCCGGCGGATCTCGACCGCTTCGTCCCGAACAGCTTCTTCAACCGCTCCACGCGCCGGCCGATGACCGGGCCGATCACGCCCCGGCAATGGCAGTGGATCCAGGCCCAGCCGGTCTATTCCACCGCCTATCTCTTGTTCCGCGAGCGCACCGGCCAGTTCCTGATCGCGCCCACGCCCGCGGCCGGCGAGACCATCGCCTATGAGTACCTGTCGAAGAACTGGGCCGAGAGCTCGGGCGGGACGCCGCAGCCGGCGTTCCTGGCCGACGCCGATGTGGCCCTGCTCGACGAGGGGCTGATCACGCTCGGCCTGCGCTGGCGGTTCCTGCGGGCCAAGGGTCTCGACTACGCCGAGGAGATGGCGACCTACGAGCGCGAGCTGGAGCAGGCCATGGCCCGCGACGGCGGCTCGACCGCCCTGACCATCGCGCCCCAGCCGGTCGACCTGAACCGCGTCAACATCCCCGACGGGAACTTCGGCTGATGCGCCAGGCGCTGCGTCCCAATCCGCAGAAGAGGCAGGTGTCGGTCGGACAGTCGATCCCGGCGCCGATCGGCGGGTGGGACGCCTCGAGCCCGCTCGCCGCCATGCCGATCGAGAACGCCCAGATCCTCGACAACTGGATCCCGCGGGCCGGCTATGTGGAGCTGCGGCGCGGCTTCACGCCCCAGCAGGTGGGATTCACCGGGCCGATCGAGACCCTGATGGCCTATCGCGGCGAGCCCTCGGGCGATCTGCTGTTCGCGGCCTCGGGCGGAGCGCTCTACGACGTGACCACCCAGGGGGCGTCGCCGGGCGCGCCGGTCTACAGCGGCGCCACCTCCAACCGCTGGAACTCCACGGCCTTCGCCAATCCCGCCGGCGCCTGGCTGATCGCCTGCAACGGCTCGGACGCGCCGATCGGCTACAATTCCGGCGCCTGGGCGGCGCTGCCGGCGCTGTCGGGATCGTCGGGCTCGATCACCCTGAACCCGAACGCCCTCTCCAACGTGTTCGGGCACAAGGGGCGGCTCTATTACCTGGAACAAGGCTCGCTGCGGGTCTGGAACCCGGCGGCCGGGGCGGTGGGCGGCGCCTGCACTCTGCTGGACCTGTCCTCGATCTTCTCCAAGGGCGGGCGGCTGATCTGCGGGGCCAACTGGTCCTACGAGTTCGGCCTGACCGCGGACGACTTCGCGGTGTTCATGACCGACCAGGGGCAGCTGGCGGTCTATCAGGGCATCGATCCCACCAGCGCCTCGGCCTTCAGCCTGATCGGCGTCTACGACCTCGGCCCGCCGCTGGGGCCGCGGGCGATGCTGAAGTTCGGCGGCGACCTGGCGATCGTGACCGCCGACGGCGTGATCCCGCTCAGCCAGGGGCTGAAGCTCGACCGCAGCCAGCAGAACGAGGTGGCGATGACCGCCAAGATCCTCAACGCCTTTTCCGCGGCGGTGAAGGCCTATGGCGGCAATTACGGATGGCAGGGGCTGCTCTATCCGGGCACCTCGCCCTCGGACGACGACGAGGCGGCCGGGGGATCCTTGGCCATCTTCAACATCCCGATCACCACGCTCGGGACCTCGATGCAGTTCGTGCAGAACGTGCTGACCGGGGCCTGGTGCCGGTTCCTGAACCTGGACGCCTTCTGCTGGGAGCTGGCCAACGGCTGCGTCTATTTCGGCGGAGCCGGCGGGGTCTATCAGTGGGACGCGGGCTCGTCGGACAACGGCGTGGCGATCGTGGGCGACGTGAAGAGCGCCTTCACCGATTTCGGCGACCGCGGCCGGCAGAAGCGCTTCACCATGATCCGGCCGCTGCTCAACACCACGCCCCTGGTGCAGCCGGCGCTGGAGATCGATGTCGACTACCAGGAAAGCGAGCCCACGGCCGTGCCGACGGTGGTGCAGCAGGGCGATACGGCGGCCCAGATCCGCTACGACTGGACCTCGGCCTCGGGCATCGGCTATGTCGGCGCCGCGCGCATGCAGGTGAACCTGGTGGGCGACACCTCGACCCCCACCCTGGGCGTCGGCGACACGCCGCCGCACGACCTGGGCATCGACGGCGCGGGCGACACCTTGTTCACCCAGAGCGACCTGCCGTTCGACGTGCCGTGCCAGCTGTTGGGCTTCGACATCGTCTATGAGCCCGGCGGCCAGCTCTGATGCATCTGGTGCTGGGCCGTGACGCGGTGGTGGCCGACTGGGTCGCCCGGCGTATCCCGCACGTGGGCGAGGGCAGCGCGTTCGGCCCCTGCGCCGCGATCGGGGTCGAGGCCGAGGATGGCGCCCCGCTGGGCGGAGTGGTGTTCTCGGGCTGGCAGCCGGAATGCCGCTCGATCGAGGTCAGCTTCGCCTCGGCCAGCCCGCGCTGGCTGACCCGGCGGCTGATCGGGGCGATCCTGAGCTATCCGTTCGTGCAGCTGGACTGCCAGAGGATCACCGCCCTGACGCCCCGGCGGGCCAGGGCCGCGCGGCGCTTCATCGACGCCTTCGGATTCAAGCGAGAGGGCCTGATCCGCAGGGGCTTCGGCGACGACGACGCGGTGGTGTCGGGGATGCTGAGGCGGGAGTGGGAGGGGAGCCGGTGGGTGCAAAAAAGTAAGCTCACGCTCGAACAGGAAACCTCGATCCCGTTACCTCAGGGCGACCACCGGGCTCGGCGGCGGCTATCCCGCGCTCGGTTAAATCAGCATCCACTAGCCGAGAATCCGCATGCCTTAGCTGCATGGCCCCAACGCCTGTCGTGTAGATTGTGCTCTCCGTCACTTTGTAGTATGCGTCCGTTTGCAGCTTGTTTTTGCGCCGGGGGGCCAAATGAATCGGTTGCTCACGCTTGCGGCGATTTCGGAAGTGCTGCTAAGCGGATGCGCCCAGCTTCCGCAAAATGTGGTCGTGCCGATCAATTCGATTCCGACTTTTGATTCGTCGAGCATAGTTTCGTCATCCAATGGCATTCTCGCAGCTGACATCGCGAAGATTCCTGGAACGATATGCTGGCCTGACGATCAAGGCCTATGCGATTCAAAGACATTTCTTGCTGGGCAATATTTTTCGACTGGGTCGAAGGTCAATGTTACCGCGCCGACTACGGTGCAGCCAAGCTATGATTCATTGCTTGATAACATGTACAGTGCCTCGGGAAATGTTCCCTTCCTTTCGGCGAGCGGCTCGCTAACGGAATACGATGAAATCAAGGCTACGACCGTCGGCACGGCAACTTTCGACAATTCGTCTCCAAACGCCGGGTTTCCCGGGTTGTCCGCGATACAGGCGGCCCTGACCAGTGCTGGTGCGCCGCCTAGCCTTCAATACGTGTATTGGATCTCAGCCGCCAACACTATAGCTGTCTCAAGGGATACTTACACGAAGGTCAACTCCACTGCACAGGTGACTGGTACGGCGTTCGGTGCAAATGGAATGACGTATAACGACGGTAGCATAAGCCAGGAGACCGTTTGGATTGGATTGTTTGCACACAAGATTTATCTTAATGGAACTCCAAATAAGCTTATATCAAGTCAGAATGTAAGAACACTGGGGCAGGTGCTGCGAAATCTTCCTGCCTTAGAGAAGATTCCGTTCGTTAAGACGGATTCAAAGGGCCGGATCGCGTCTCATTGATCCGCGTCTCATCAACGCTCCCATCTCGGCTTCTCAACTTGGCGAATGAATCGCCAGCGCGTGCCGTTGCGTTCGGCCTCGAACCACGCTTCCTCGCCATCGAACTCCGGGATTTCGCCAGGCCGGAAGAAGGTGGTCGGCTGACAGCGCGTGCCCGCGTTGATGGTGAAGAACAGGGTGCGGCTGCCGGCGTTGGGGAGGGTTCGATGCCGCAGGACTTTGTATGTGTGGATCACGAAAGAAGGTCCTTGGATCCGTTGACTCCTGCGATGGATATGAGAACAAATAAGGAACTATCCAACGGAGCTCGTCCATGCCCTACGATGGCGGCGCGCGCGAAAACGGTGGATTGGCGGCCGAGGTCGAGAGGGTGCTGACCGGCGGGGCCCGCCTGAGCATCAACGATCTGTACGGCCTGATAGAGGAAGTGGAGCGGAGCGCCCGGTTCTATCCCGGTGGTCAAATGCGCGCCCACGCGGTGGTCGGCGAGCTCTACCGGCGCGCGGTGCTCCTCATCAATGGTGCGGGTGCAGGAGGTTCCTGATCCAATCCGACGAAAACACACCAAAGACAAAGATTATAAGGTCAGCCCACTGGAAGCGGCCCCAAGGATGCGGCAAGCGAAGACCCCGAGGACAAGGTAACGCAGGTTAAATTCGAGGCCTTGGGCAAGCGGCTGTTCGCCGTGACGCTCGCGCAGTACGCCGCCGAGGAGGCGCGCCAGAAGGTCGAGAAGGCCAAGACCTCCAAGGAGAGGTAAGGACGCCCAGATTGCTCCGGGCGTCCGTCGACTAAAGCCTTGAGGGGCGGTAGCCATGGCGCCGACGCCAGACCCAACGGACGCGGGTCAGACGCGGCTGATGACGACGGAAGTTCATGGGTTTGGGCCCGTCATTCCGGTTGATGACATGCCCGCGCCGTGAGACAATCTAAGCTTCTGGTGGAAGCCAGACGCGCTCTCGGCGCGGCCGGTTGGACGGCCCGATCTCCCTGCCAGGAGACGGGCCGTTTCGCTGTCTAGGATCACATATGACGCTTCCTCTGGCGGCGGCGGGCTTGCCGGCGCCATTGGGTCGAACGTAGCCAATCGGCATGGCTTCGTCTGACGGAAAGGGGCGCAAAGGGTTTTTTGTCCTTGTCGGCAGAGAAACGCAGAAAAGGGACAAAAACTAGTTTTTGTCCCTTTCCGCTACATAGGCGTTGAATAGCGCCCGCGCGCGCTCACGAATTGCGACCTCGCTCGCCTCGTGCCCGCGTGCAGACAACCAGTCTGCCATCCAGCGCTCGGCGTCGGCGATTTTCCCGGGTTGCCAACCTGCATAAATTGCGATTCCGGCCGCGACCAACACCGGTTCCCAGAAGTCCTTTCTAGGACGGCCGCCTTTGTTGGGTCCGGGGTCCACATTGATTAGCGGCGCAGTCAGCTCTGGGGCTGTGCGCGCAATGAAGTCCTCCGCTACGTCCTCGTTTGGCTTGATATCCAAGGACGCCTGGATTGCGCTCGCCTCCACGATGGAGCGCACGGCCTGCGCCGACGAGACATCGATCCGGTCCTCCCGATTTCGATCCGCCATGACCTCATTGAAGCTCCGGGCGCGGGGAGCAACGCCGAGCTGCGCCGCGAGGTTATCGACTCCGGTTCGATCAAGCCGCACGCCGGTCAGTTCTATGTCAGGCCCCTCTTGGCGCACGATGAGCGCCTCTACCGCGCTAGCCCGCCGAACCTCGGGTTTGATCGTGATGTTGCCCAGTTCCCAGAACCGTTCTTCGGCTTCCTCTATCCAGCGGCCCGCTTCCAAGAGCTTGTAGACGGCTACTTGGCCGGAGCGGCCGGACTGATGCACCTCGAATACCTGGTGCGCTGCAGCTCTGACCGCTCCTGAGCGGATGCACGCGGTCAGAGCGTCGATCACCACGGCCGTTCGGGTAGGTCGTAATCGGTCGATGGCAGCACGTGGCGGATACCAGCGCTGATATTCGTCGACCGGAATTGTGTCCACCATCGAGGCGGAGGCTCGATCGCTAGCGGCTAGTGAGTCAAGTACGTTGATGCTTGGCAACCGGTCGGCGTCCAGCCTTACCCGACTACCGCATTGGCTTGGGTCTACGACTTCGCCCCCGCCTGCATCTCCGGCCCGATCCCTCGCGCCTTGGCGCGGGCGGCGATGGCGGGGGCGATGGCGGTGGCGGCCTCGAGGTCGGCCTGGCCATCGGTGACCTGGCCGAGCTTCAGCCTGGCTACGCCGCGACCGTAGAGGGACCAGGGCTGTTTGGGCCGGAGCCGCAGCGCCTCGTCGTAGTCGGCGATGGCCTGGCCGTACTGGCCGAGCCGCAGGTGGACCAGCCCGCGGCTGTCCATGATCTCGGCCATGCCCGGCCTCAGCTTCAGGGCGCGGTCGCAGTCGGCCAGGGCCTGGTCGAGCTCGCGGCCCATCAGGGCTCTCGACCAGCAGCGGCCATTGAGGGCCTCGGCCAGGCGCTCGTCCTTCGGGTTGGCGTCGATCCATTGGCTGAAGCGGTCGATGGCTTGGTCGTCCAGGCCGGTGTTCTCGTAGGCCTCGGCGATCTGCAGGCGCAGCGTGGGATCGAGCCTGGCGGCCGCCTCGAAGTCGGCCTTGGCGCCGTCGGGATCGCGGTTGGCCAGCTTCAGCCGGCCGCGGGCCAGGAGCGCCAGGGTGAAGTCGGGCTGGAGCTTGAGGGCCTGGTCGAGGTCGGAGAGGGCGAGCAGCAGCTGGCGATTGCCGAGACGCGCCATGGCCCGGTCGTAGGGAAGCTGGGGGTCCTTGGGGTCGAGCTCCATCGCGCGGCTGAAGTCGGCGATGGCCTGGGCGTACTCGCGGCGTGCGGCGGAGGCGTCGCCGCGGCGGGCGAAGCCGGCGGCGTCCTTGGGCTCGTCATCGGAGGACGCCGCGGGGGGTGCGGCGGCGGACGCGACCTGCGGCCCTGGCGGCCCGTCCTGCTCAGGGACGAGACGGAACACCGGGCCGCCGTTGTAGGTGAAGTAAAGGCGGTCCTGGCTGCGGGCGAGGAAGATGTGGTGCGACAGCATGAAGTCGGCGCCGATCAGCATGTCGTTGTCGCCAAGGTCGATCGCGGCCACGCGAAGCCGGGTGTTCTTGATCTCCTCGCCGCCGATCTTGAAGCTGGCGACGGGCGCGATCCAGCTCTCGATCGATTTCCTGCCCTCGCCGATCACCAGGCCGGCCTGCGTGACGCCCGGGCCGTCGCGCCGGATACCGGCCCGGCCCGCAGCGCTCTGGGTGAGGATCGAGTCCGCCGATCCGCTGGCCAACTCCACCTTCATCGGCTGGCCGTTGATCTCGGCCGTCCCCACGACCTGATCGGTGGAAGACCGGCGCGGATCCAGCGGGATCATCGCATAGCCCGATCCGGGCGGCGCCCAGTAGGCCAGCGGCTGGTATCCGCAGCCCTTGGGCTGGATGAGCTTGATCACGCCGTTGGCGAGATCGATCTCGGAGTCCGCCGCCATCAGGAAATTGCGGCCGAGGACGCCGTCGATGGTCGGGCCGTCCTCGCTGCCGCCGACCAGGAACTGTGTGCGGGGGAAGTTGGCGCCCACGAAGGTGAAGTTGGAGGCCGTGGCGAGGCCCATGTCGGCCACGCCGTTCACGCCCCTGACGGTGATGTTCGCCGGCAAGACGCCGATCTTCAGATGGAACCGGTCGGCATGCGAGCGGCTGATCACGCTGAAGGACGAACCGTAGTCGACCAGCAGATGGGCTTCGACGCCGTTGATCCTGGCGTCGACCACCGGCTGCAGGCCCTGCATGGTCACCGGCATCTGGGCCACAAGGTCGAGCTTGCAGGCGGCGAAGGCGGGCAGCGCCGACCCCAGCGCTCCCATCAGGATCGTCGCGATCAGCGGAAATCTTCCAACCATAGCGTGTACTCTAACCCCGCGGCCAAGCTCTGGGGAAGGCCTTAGCCGAACCCTAAGACAGGTCGTGCGGCGGCTAGGCTCTGGTTCGACACCGCAGTCGAACAGGAGCCCCCGTTGGGCAAGTCCGCACCCACCCCGCCCCAGGCGCCCGATCCGAACACGATCATCGACGCGGAGACCAACGCCAGCGACCAGGCGGCCGCGACGCAGTCGTCGCTGAACAACGTGAACTACCAGGGCCCCCAGGGCTCGGTGACCTATTCGATGAACTCTCCGGATCGCTGGACCGAGGACGTCCAGCTGAACCCGACCGAGCAGGCGACCTACGACACCACCCAGAACGCCGACTATCGCGCCGCCAAGGTGGCCGACAACCAGATCCTGAACGTCTCCAACGCGCTGCAGAGCTCCAACCTGCAGGCCCCGACGCTGCAGACCGGCGCGCCGACCGGCAATCTCGCCACCGGCTACAATTCCGGCGGGGCGATCCAGTACGGCTTCAATCCGGGCGGGCCGATCCAGTCGCAGGTCGCGCCGACCTATTCGCCGTTCGGCACCTCATCGCTTCCGGTGAACCCGTACGGGACCGGCGCGTCCATGGGCGTCGCGTCCCAGCCATCCTCCTCGCCGCCGACACTGGCGCAGGCGCAGAGCGCGCTCGGAAGCGGAGGGGCCGGGGCGTCGAATGTCGGCGCCTACGAGAGCTGGCTCGGCAGCGGCCAGAGCCAGCTGCCGGCCGCGCAGCAGGCCCAGCTCGCCCAGCTCCAGCAGCAGAACCCGAACGACAACCAGGCCCAGCTCGACTACCTCGCCTTCGGCGCGAACAACGGCGCCAAGGGGCAGTCCTATCTCCAGTCGCTGGGGGCCCAGGGCGCGCAGCCATCCGCGCCTGCGCCCTCCTCCCAGACGGCCCAGCCAGCGGCGCAGAACGGTTATGGCCAGGCGCCGTCGTCGCTCGCCTCCGTGGCGTCAAATCCGGTGCTGGGGACCCAGCTCGCGACCTACGACCAGGCGGCGCAGCTCCTGAACCCCCAGTGGCAGCAGACGTCCGAGCAGCAGCAGGCCCAGCTCACCGCCCAGGGGCTGAACCCCAACAGCGCCGCTTACCAGAACTCCATGACGCTGTTCGGCAACCAGGAGAACGAGGCCTACGACCAGGCCGCGTTCAACGCCGTCAACGCCGGCGACGCCGAACAGAACACGCTCTACGGCCAGAACCTGTCGTCGGCCCAGTTCGCCAACCAGGCCCAGGCCCAGCAGTACGGCGAGAACCAGAGCGCGGCCCAGTTCAACAACACCGCCCAGGCCCAGGCGAACTCGCAGAACGCGGCGGCCGCGGCCTTTCAGAACCAGGCGGCCGGCCAGAACTGGCAGGAGCAGTACCAGAACGCCCAGCTCGCCAACCAGGCGGCGCAGCAGCAGTTCCAGGACCAGGCCTACGCCACCCAGCTGCCGATCAACGAGTTCACCGCGCTTCTGGGCGACAGCCAGGTGGCCATGCCGCCGTCCTCGCCGGCGCAGAACACCACGGTGCAGACGCCGAACGTCTCCAACGCCTACGAGCTGCAGCAGGCCGGCCAGCAGTTCGATTACAGCGCCAACCAGCAGAACGAGCAGTCGGGGCTCACCGGCCTCTTCAACCTCGGCAACGCCGTTCTCAGCCTCCCAGGACTTTGACCGACATGAGCTACATGTACATTCCCAACGGCTCCGGCCCGGCCCAGACCCAGCCGGGTCAGACGCCAGGACAGACTGCTCCTCTGCCGGCGCAGACCGGGGCGCCGCTGGCGGCGACGCCGCAGGACTACGCCGCCGCCCTGGCGCGGCTGAGCCAGCAGGCCCAGACCGGCCTTCGCACGCCCGGCGCCCTGGCCTCGAGCCTCGGCGCGGATGCGCTGCTCCGGTATGCCCAGGGGTTGGCGCAACAGAAGGCTGCACAAGCTCCGCCGGCGGGGTCCCCGACGGCGGGCGGCGGCCAAACCGCGATCCAGCTGCCGTCGGGTGCGCTGCCGATCGGGCAGCCGGGACCGCAACAGGCGCCGGGGGCCTTCAGTCCGTGGGGCCATCCGTGATCGCTTCGACCGTGGCCAACTGGCTGGCTTTCGGCGGGCTGGTCTTCCTGATCTGCTCGGCGTCGGTGACCTTCGCCTTCGGGCTCGGACGGGTGTTCCAGCGCGTGGGCGATCTGCGCGCGGACGTGGACGAGCTGAAGCAGGGCGAGGCGGAGGAGGGCAGGGCGCGCTCGTCCCTGCGCGAGGCCTTCGCCCGCTTCGAGGGCCGCATCGAGGCCAAGCTCGAGCACCTGGACGGCCGTGTGGCCGAGCTGACCCGGGCCTTCCTCGGCCGTCATGGGCGCGCCGGCCCCAAGCCCGCGCCTGAAGCGGAGGGTCGGCCATGACCACCGCCTTCCTCGCCCAGGACCTGCGCGTCGATGAGGGCCTCAGGCTTCGGGCCTACCCCGATCCGCTCTCCGGCGCGGATCCCTGGACCATCGGCTATGGCCACACCGGCCCTGAGGTCCGCGAGGGCCTTGTCTGGACCCCGGTCGAGGCCGAGACGGCCCTGATCGCCGACATCGCCAGGGCCTGCGAGCTGCTCGATGCGCATGCGCCCTGGTGGCGCGGGCTCAATGACGCCCGACAGGATGTCCTGGCGAATATGGTCTTCAACATGGGCTGGCTGAATCCAGCCGGGACCCACGGCCTCGCGACCTTCCACGATGCCTTGGCCGCCATCCGGGCCGGCCGCTGGCAGGAGGCCCACGACGGCCTCCTGGACAGCGCCTGGGCCCATCAGGTCGGCGCCCGGGCCCGACGGCTGGCGGCGCAGCTGCTGAGCGGGGTCCGGGCGCCGGAGGAGGCCGCCGCATGAGCGCCCAGGCCCAGACCCTTTTGGCCGGCGCGGCCCTGGTGATGCTGGGACTGCTGACAGGCTGCCTGGTGTTCGTGGCCGTGCCGCAAGGCAACCAGCAACTCGTCACCTTCGCCCTCGGCGCCCTGGCCGGCGCGACCACGGTGGGCGGCGTCGGACGCATCGGCGGCGCGTCCAGACCCGGCGGCGAGCCGCCATCCCCTCAGCCCTGACGGAGATCCACAGATGTCCTTCCTCTCGCAGTCCCTGAACCAGATCGAGCACGGCGACATCGCCGACTGGGCCAAATACGCCATCGGCTATGTGAAGCGCCGGATCGGCCAGCCGCTGTCCCCCGACGCGGCGAACGCCGCCATCAGCGACATCGACGGCTTCAAGGCCTCGGTCGAAACCGCCGCCAACGCCTATCTGACCGCCAGGCTCGGCCCGCTGGGCGGCGCGCTGGCCGCCAATGTCGCCGATCACGCGGTGCAGGCGGTGGCCACCACCCTCGAGGCGGCGACCCGGGCGCTGGAAGCGGCGCCGGCCAACGCCCCGGCGCCCCAGGCCTGAGCCGATGCTGGCGCTGAGGCTGATCCTGGCGCTCGCGCTGGCCGGCGGCGGCTTCCTCGCCGGCTGGCGCGTGCACGACTGGCGCGATGGCGCCGCTGCGGCCAAGGCGGCCGTCCATGCGGTGCAGGTCGTGCAGAAGCAGGCCGCCGTCGCCCAGACCGTCGCCGTGCGCCAGCAGGCCGCCCAGGACCACGTCCGCATCGTCACCCGAACCCTGATCCGAGAGGTTCCCCGATATGTCACGGTCCAAGCTGACGCTGGCTGCGTTGTGCCTGACGGTTTCCGCCTGCTCCACGACGCGGCCGCCACAGGCGTGCCCGCCGCCGCCGAGCCCCCCGGCAAGTCTGCTGACGCCCCCTCAGGCGTTGCGCTCTCTGCCGTCGCCGACACGGTGACGGCCAACTACGGCATCTGCCACGAGACCGCCCTGCGCCTGCAGGGCTGGCAGGACTGGTGGGCCGGCGTGAGCAAGGCCCGCTGATCCCGCACGCTGGAGCCCGGCCCGCGCCGCTGCTAAGAGCCGCGCCCACGGACGGGTGGCCGAGTGGTTGAAGGCAGCGGTCTTGAAATGCGGTCGCGGTCGCGCCGCCTCGATCCGTTTGGACGTATCCTGAGCCGTTCCTCTCGGCCGATCCCGCGTCTCAAGCCGTTTAGAGCCATTCACCTCCGCCCCATTGGTGGCAAGTTGAGTGGCGGGCTGCTATATTGATCACTGCGCCGGGCCCTCCCAGATCGCCCCTCCCGGGCTACCCGAGCCGATGACGGTCGGGCCAAAGATCCCCCGCGCCGAGACCGCCGTGATGACCGTTCCAAGAATCATCGGGGACGCGCAACTGATCGCGCCTGCCCGCGTGGCGTCGATGATCCACGCGTTTGAGAACATGCGAGCTGCCAGACTGACGGGGCTGCCGCCGGAGAAGTGGTCCGCGGCCGACCAGGTCCCCTGGTTGCAGGGCGCGACGCGCCTGCTGCAGAGCGTCGTTGCCGCCGAGCTAGGGCGCGCACCGGGCAGGAGGATTCTCTCGGCGGAGGAGCTGTTCAACCACTGCTTCGACGCGGCCCTCCAAGCCAGTCTCCGGCCCTAGACACAGGCTGCCGTTGCGGGCCGGGGGCGCCGAAAGGAGAGACGCTTGTCCCGGCCCGACTCGGCTCAGGCGCCAGGATAGTGCCCGCCGTTGCCGCTGTTGTTTCGCTCACCTGCGGCTGGAGCGCCTGGCCGCGAGAAGGTTGTCGGCCAAGGGTCAAGCGGGCGACATGCCACCACGCCTGATGGTTTCGACGATCACCGGCGCCGGCGCTTTCTGGCCGTGCAGCCGGGCCGTCGGCTCGGCGGGGAGAGCGAGCAGCGCGCCGAGGCCCGAGATAACCCGGCCGATCGTCTGATAGGCTGCGTCATAGCCAGGCTCGTCCCTGCACATGAGGAACAGCGAGCCGTCGCCGTCGCTGGGCACGCGAGACCAGCACCACGAGACGGCACCCGCCAGGTGCTGACTATGCCGGACCCGCCGGGGCTCGACCCGCTTGAAGGGGGGCGTCTGGGCCAGCTCGATGGCCGCGGTATCGGCTTTCACCCGAAGCCGCGCACCGTCGTAGAAACCGCCGCTGGCAAGATCCTCGACACGGCCGCAGACATCGGGCTCCGCCTCGGCGTCCAGCTCGATATCGATCGCCTCCGCAATCCCCACCAAGCGCATGGTGAGCCGTACCGGCGGCGCCCCGGGCGGCCGGCTGGGCCGCTTCATCGCATCGCCAGGGCGTAGCACTTCTGCCCGGCCGGGGTGGCCAAGGCGTCGGCGAAGTGCTGCTCGAAAGATCGGCTCGGGTCGGCCTTGTGGCGCTCGCGGGCGGCCTTGGTGACCGCGCCGATGTAGTCCTCGGGCGTGGGTTCACCGAGGTCGGCCGGGGCGCCGTTGCTCTGGCCAGGGCCGCCCTGGTTGCGGCCGATCGCCTGCGCCGGCGACATGTTCTCGACGGGCTCGCCCCAGGCGCTCTTCCTGATCTGGGCGCCGCGCTCCATGTCCTTGCGGATGCCCTTGTCGATCTGGTTTTCCTGATCGTCGCCGTCCACTGAGCTCGAGCGATCGTCGTAGGTCTTGCGCTCACGCTTGCCGCCATCGGCCCATGCCTCGGGCAGCATGTGCTCCGCCCCAAGCTGGCTGGCGCGCTCGGTGATATGGCGCTTGGTCTCCTCGGGCGTGGAGGAGCGGCCATAGGCCTCGATGGCGTGGTGCAAGTCGGCGACGTCGAGGATCGGGAAACTGCCGTTGCTCTGGGCGAGGCCGCGGCGGGCCAGCTCCTGGCGCTGAGCCGAGCTGTAATCTCGTTTGGCGAAGGTGGCGCCCACCGGCTCATCTCCCGTGCTGTCGCGCTTCAGGATGCAGATCCGCGCGCCCTCTTGGGCGGGCTTATCGACGCCGCTGATCTCGTGGATCTTGAACTTGGTCATGACGCCGGGAATCGCCATCAGAAGCGCCCTCCGCTGGCCACGTTGCCAACCCCGGCTTTGTGCAGGGCAGCGGCCTTGCCGGCCTTGAAGTGCTCGTAGATCTCCGGCCGCTCGCGCATGATCCGGTCGGCCGCCTGAGCGTGGGATTCGCCGCCGGCGACGTCTCGGTGCCGCTCGATCAATTCCTCCATGGCGCGATCATGGCCGGCGGTGTGCCGGAGCACCTGGTCGGCGCGGTTCACCGGCTCGGTTTCGGGCTTGGGCTCAAGGCCGAAGGCCGCGCGGGCCTCGGCATCGGTGGGCAGCGTCTTGGCCATCAGGTGGCCTCCAACTCGCCGGAGACCGCCGGCGTCGGGGCCGAATTGGCCGGGGTGGTGCGGAAGGCGGCCGAGGCGCTGAGCGCGGCCCTGGCCTGGTGCAGATAGCCGCGCCGGTGGCCGCTGAGCACGTAGGGCAGGCCGAGCAGCCGGGCGACGTCGCCATGCTCTGCCAGCGCAGCTTGGACGTTGTGGACCGTCAGAAGGCCGTGGATCGCGCCTTTGCCGCCGAGCTGTGTAACGCCAGCCAGCCTCGCAATCGCCGTCCTGCGCCTCGCCAGGGCCGCCAGCATGGCCGTTGCGTGCCGGTCGGCCTCGGCGGACGCTTCCAGCACTTCAGCTTCGAGACTGCCGGCTGCAATCACCGGCGCGGGTGGCATAGGCGGCCTGCGGGACCACGGAAACATCATGGTGTGATCCCCTGGCGGCGCAGGTTCGCGTTCAACACCGCTTCGTCGGGATCGGCGCCGCCTTCGTACCTCTCGCCCCTCTCGTTCGCGATGGCTCGGCCCAGCTCGGCCCGGCCGATGTCGGTCAACATCCAGCTCCAACCATCGGGCCGGCGCAGGTGATGCTCCAGAAGGTGCTCCTCGGTCATCAGCGCGACCGCCCGGGCGCAACGGTGCAGCTCCAGGCCAGTCGCCTCGGCGAGCTGCAAGGTGGTCATCGAGACCTTGGCCTCGGCGAGCGCTTCCAAGATCTTGCGGCGGTCGGTCGGACGGCGGTGAAGGTTCAGCATCAAAACGCGCCTCCTAGAGCCCTGATTGGCCCATCGTCGTAGCTGTCGTAGCCATCTTGGAGCTCGCTCCGGCGGCTGAAGATCTCGGGCGGCCCGAAGCCGCAATCCAAGTCGACGTCGAGCCGGCTCGACGCCAGCATCAGTGCGCCCGCCGCAGCGTTCGCCAGGTCATCGTGCGCGGCAGCACCGGCACCATGGTCGACGCTCTCACGGCCGCCCGCGTGAGCCCTTCGTTCGAGCCCCGCCAGCTGCTGGCGGAGAGGCTGGCTGTCCAGCAGCCGCGCCCGTCCTGACAACAGCAGCGGCAACGCGGCCAGGTAGATCTCGCTGCGGTTCCGGCGGGATGGCCGATAGTGCACGCCCGCCCGGGAGAACTCATCGCGGACCCAGCCGCCGGAGAAATGATCGCCCTGGACCTCGCTGCACCGATATGCGCGCAAGGTCTCAGCGAACTCCACCACCACCGCCGCTGGAACGAACCTCGGCCGGCGCTCCCTTAGCACATCCAAGATCACCGCATTGCCGGGACCGGCATGCGCTATGCCCATGGTGAAGCTGTCTTGGCCGGTCCCGCCCGCCGCGTCGACGAAGGCGCGATAGGCGACGCCCGGCTCTGGAGCGCGCTCCCGGACCTTCCAATCCGTGCACGCCTGGATCGCGTCATCAGGCACGAAATCGGCGTCAGTCGACCGCCACTCCGCCAGGTATTCACTGCGGGCGCGCACCGGGTCATCGGCCAGCGCCTGGCGGATCAAGGCCGGCGGCAACGCGGGATTCATGACCGTCGATGGCGCTACCCAGCAGACGTCCGCCGCCCGATCATTGGCGTGCAGCTCGCGCCAGCGCCGGTGCATGAGGCCGCGCGGCCGATAGGGCGAGCTGGACAGCACCAGGAAGCCACCACCAGGAACGGTCGCCATCGCCGGCTCGCATGCGGCGATCACCTCCTCGTCGCTCGATGCGCTCTCGCCATCCGCCCGCCAGAAGCACGCCTCGTCTCCGATCGTGGCGAGGCACGTGCGCGAGCGGATCAGCCGGTGATCGTTCGTGCCGACCTCGATCACCGCGCCCGACCGGAACTCGATCTCATCTTCGGTCTGGCGCACCACCTCGCCGGCCAGGAGCGGCGTTTCGAGAAGCCCGGCGCAATAGCGCCGCAACACGGCGGCCTGGCGCTTGTCGACGGCCAGGAGCAGCACCACGCCGCGTTCGCCGGCGCTCAGCAGCGTCCGCCAGTCCGCGGCCAGGGCGGCGACCCAGCACGCCAACGCGCTCAGGAACCGGCTCTTGCCGCCTCGGCGACCGATCAGCAGATAGAGGCGGCGCACCGGGTCTTTGGGCAGGCGGCGACGGCCGGTGCAGCGCTTGACCAGCTCAGCCTCGCTTCGCGTCAGCTGCTCGCCGCTGATCACCTTGGCCAGCGCATGCCACGGGGCGAACGAGGGCGCCTTGAACGGGCCGCCGAGCAGCGCCGGATCGCGCAGAGCTGCGGCGAAGCTGACGCTCATGCCGCGGCCTCAGCGGCGGCTTTCGAGGCCAGGTAGGCGGCCAAGTCACCGCCTAGCGGCTTGGCCTTGCGCTTGGCGGCGGCCAGCTTGTCCAGTGCGCTCAGCTCGCGGGTGAGGCCGTTGCTGAGGCGCACCAGGTCTTCGTCGCTGATCGTTAGGTCTCCACGGGCGAGCGCGCCGCGGACCTGCTCCAACCGCACGCTCAACGCCGCGGCGGTCTGAACGCGCAGCCGCTCGGCCGATGATAGCACAGCCAAGCCGCCCAACGGCTCGGCCAGCGCGTGCTCGCGGTCCCGCAGCAACCGGGCGCCGGCCGATCGGCCGTCAGCATCAGCGAAGCGCCGCGTCCCGTTACTGACCCGGGCGCGGACCTTGGCCGAGCGCTGGTCAACGGCGGCATGATCGGCGGACATCAGCGGTTCCTTTAACCGCCAAAGGGTATGGCGTTGGCCTTTGATTCCACAGAGTTTTCTCGCGCCGTCTGGAGCCGTGCCACGCCGTTTGCCACCAATCGGCTGTTCGCCCGGCCGCAATTGCGCGAGCGGCGCTGTGTCTGTGTCACCGCGGCGGCGGCAGGCTGCAAAAGCTGGCTCAGCCGGTCTGCGCGCGGTGCGGTTATCCCGACCGACTTGGAAGCGCCGAGTATCGGCTCACCGTGGTCTCCGCCTTGCGCCGTTCGTCGACCAGTTCGGCGAGCAGTTTGAGCTGAGCTGTCCAGCGGCGGCGGCCTTCATGGCAGGCGTCGACAATTTCGCTGAGGGCTGGTCTGAACTTCGACGTGCGGCGCAACGTCTGAAGCGCCTCTGCGACGACGATCGGCGGAAAGCCCTCATCCACCAGGTCATTGGAGACGATCTTCTTGAACGCGTCGACGTCGCCGGCGCCCGCGGGATACACATCGAGCAGGATGCCCACGAACACGCGGTTGGCCTTGGCATCAGGCGGCACGGCCAAGGCGTTTTCCGCAAGGGCGCTCAGTGCGAGCAGCTCGTGCTCGGTGGGGCCCTCCAAGAGCCGGCGGGCGCCCTCCAGGCCACCAAGCTCCCGGCTTTGGCTGCTGACGCGCAAGGCGCACACCAGGACTTGGCTCCACTGCCTCCGATCGGCGAGGGCCACCTTCTCCCCGTCCAGGGCGACAAGGGTGAAATCCTGCTGAGCACGGCGCGGCGCTGGCGGCATGGCGCCGCCGGGGATGAGGTCATTGGTCATCGCTGAACAGGTCCCTGACGGCTTCCTCGCTATGGCTGTGCGGTCGCTGCCGGGCGCGTGGCCGCGGCCGGAAGTCGGGCGCTTTGCGGATCCAGTTGCGGAGGGCTGCGCCCCAGTCCCTACATTGCCGATCATGCTCCAGGGCATGATCTCGGAACCGAGCTCCCTGGTCGCGTGCGTCAACCCCGAGGCTGGCTGCGAGGACGTTGACAGCGTCCAAGTCCGCCTCGGTCGGGAAGCCTTCGGGAATCGCAGTTGCTGGAGCACGCCTCCTGGGGCGCTCTCTCTCAATGGGTTCCTCAGAGGGTTCCTTCAAAGGGTTAGGCCCGACGCGCGCCGGGGTTTTTTCCGACCGCGCGTCTGGGTTTTTCCGACAGGCTGTCGGGGTTTTTTCGTCGAAAAGCCCGACGGGCGTCTGGCTTTCTGGCCGTGATAACCCCGACGGGCGTCTGGGTTTCAGGACCGGCCGGAAGCGGCTTGAGATGCCAGCACCCCGCCCCCGCTGAACTTCGACGTGGCCGCCGGCTTCAAGTACACGAACTGCGCGCCTGATTCCGTCAGGCGTGGCGCCCAGCTCGGAAGCCAGCCGGGATTGCGACGGCCACGCGGACCCATTCTTGGCGTTGATGTAGCGCACCGCCAGGATCAGCCCGACCCGAAGGGCCAGGGCGGACAGCTGGCCATCCGTCACCAGCTGCTCGATCCACGCGAGCTTGTCCTGGGTCGACCAGCTCATCAGGCGCTCCGGAGGTGCAGCGTCATCACGACGCTGCGGGGATGGACCTGGACGGGGCGGAGCTGGGCGCTTAGGGTCGCTGCGCTCACAAGGCAGCCGCCCCGCCAGGCGGATTTCAACGGTCGGCCCCTCCTACGTGGCCGGCCGTTGTCGTTTCGGCGTGTCAGGTCTGGCCCTCGGGCTCGGCGCCTTCGTCTTGGGCGCGCTGTTCGATCGTGAGCGCGGCGCGGCGGCCCGCCTCGAATCGCTCGTGCTCGAATTCGGCGGCGAACAGCTCGTTGAATTCGTCCCATACCGACATGACGCTGCCCTGGGCGTGGGCGAGCAACCATTCGACCATCTCGTTCATCTCGGTCATGTCATCCCTCCGCCATCGCCGCGGGCACCTCCGGCCCGCGAGTCCTGTCGGGCCCAAGGCGCTGCTCGGCCACCCACCATGCGGGAACCTTGATCAATCGCCCAAAGCGCCTGCCAGGGATCTCGCCCCGCCCGATCGCCGCTCGCACTGATTTCACTTCCATGCCCGTGGCGTCAGCCACCTCTTGGACACTCAGCAGCACCTTTTCCATGGTCGCTCCTTTGCCGCCCGCGATGGGGTGTTTCGCGCCGGAAGCTGCCATGCAGCGCCTTGAGGCGCCAAGGCTACTGTGCTACGTCGTAGCACAGTTACGGGGAAGCACATGGGCACCAGAGGTCCTCACGCCGGCACTGAGAAGCGCGGACCGCCGACCGGCATTCGGTTTGATCCCGCGCTGAAGGCCAGACTGAAGGCCGCAGCCGATGCTAGCGAGAGGACCTTCTCCGAAGAGGTCTCCGCGCGCCTTCAGATGTCATTCGGTGCCAATGACTGGTTTGGGGATGTCGAGACCTACGCCCTCTGCCAGTTGATCGCGCTCGCCCTCAGAGATGTCGGCCGCTACTCGGGCGCGCCATGGCATCGTCATCCATGGTCGTATGGCCAAGCGAGCACGGCAGTCGCCGAGGTGATGGGCCACTTCAAGCCAGACGAATCGGCCGGTGAAGCGTCCCATCCCCTGGGGGATGACTTCTCATCCCCCGAGGCTAAGGCCACGCTTCAGAATTTCAGGCTGGGCGAAGCGGTCGCTCTCCAAGCGGTCCATAGGCTGATGGCGCTGACAGAGCACAGCGACATTCAAGACGCGGATCGACTCCATGTGATCGCCGCCGGGCTGCTTGATCGGCTCATGCGCACCGGCACGGCTGAAAATGTCAGTAGCGCCTTGGACAAGCTCATAAAGGAGGGCTCATCGTGAACGGATTTCAGCGACACCGTCGCGCCCGGGGCGACGGCGGCTATCGCCAGCGCGGAGAGTCCTGGGAGCTGAAATTTGCAGCGACCGACCCTGCGACCGGACTCCGCCGGATGAGGTACTTCACGCTCAGGGCTGAGCCCGGGCGGCCGACTCCCACGGAGACGGATGCCCGGAGGAAGCTCCGTGAGCTGGTCCGACAGGCCGAGGAGGGCGCGTTCATCCCCCCCGCGCGTCAGGCGTTCGGCGACGTGCTCGACGCCTGGGACCGATCATTGTCCGTCAGCCCAAAGACGGCCGAGCGCTATCGCGAGCTGGTGCGGCTGCATATCCGCCCGCATCTCGGCGATCTTAAGCTCCAGGCGTTGCGCCCGACGCGCATCGAGGCGTTCTACCAGGACCTTCGGGCCGGGCGAGGCCGTGACGGGAAGGGCGGCGCGCGGTCGCTGTCAGCCCGCACGGTCGGCCACATACACAGGCTCCTGGTGAAGATGCTGTCCCTGGCCGAGCGGGACGGCCTGATCGCGTCCAACCCGGCTCGCAAGGCCGAACGGCCCAGGGTCGAACGCACCGAAATCGAGATCCTCGGCGAGGATCAGGTGCGGGAGCTTCTGACCAAGCTGCGTGGCCGGCCAATGTACTTGATCGCAGCTCTTGGGGTGGCGACCGGAATGCGCCGGGGCGAAATGCTCGCACTCCGCTGGAAAGACGTGGACCTTGAGAGGGCGGAGCTACAGGTCCAGCAGTCGTTGGAACAGACCAACGATGGCCTCCGGTTCAAGTCGCCCAAGACCAAGTACGGGCGCCGCACCATCTCGCTCCCGGCGTTCATCGTCGCCGAGCTGAAGACCCACCGGGCCGCACAGAGGGAGGAGAGGCTCGCCCTAGGCCTCGGTAAAGAGGGCGACGATGCGCTGGTGCTGCGGCGCCCCGATGGTTCCCCGCTGGTCCCGGACAACGTGTCTTCCGAGTGGCGCAAGGTGGTGTCCAGCCCCAACCTCCCCAAGGTGAGCCTGCATGCTCTACGCCACACGCACGCGAGCCAGCTAATCGCCTCGGGCATGGACGTGCTCACGATCAGCCGCCGGCTGGGCCACGGGTCGCCGTCCATCACGCTTGACGTCTACAGCCACCTGTTTAAGCCGACCGACCGCGGCGCGGCGGCGATCTTCGACAAGGCCTTCGGTGCGTTGCAGGCCGACTGAGAACAAACCGGAAGCATCTCGGAGCCCGATTGGTGGCAGATAGGTGGCAAGCCGCCGTCCGCCGCCACCGCCGACTGAGCTAAAGGTTTGATTTCGCTGGTGAGGACGGGTGGCCGAGTGGTTGAAGGCAGCGGTCTTGAAAACCGCCGTGCGTGCAAGCGCACCGTGGGTTCGAATCCCACCCCGTCCGCCAACCTTCCCGCGCTACGGTCGTCGCCCGAGCGCAGCGGCTGCTAACCGCCGGGATTCGCGCGCCTATTCGGGGCGAAGCCGACGTGGGCGGCGTCACTCCGCACAACTTTCCCCTCTAATTCCCGCCTTTGCGCCGGCTGTCTCCGCGCGTCTTTGATCTACTCCGGTTTCCCTGCGAACAGGGTAATCTACAGGGAACCGGCCGGATTTCGGTCCGAAACGGGCCCTCCAGGACGGGCAGATTGCTCTCATCCCTTTGAAGTCACGAGGAATTGCTCTCGCTTCCCTGCTCACCATGGAGCAGGGAAGGAATCAGGCGGAGCAGGGAAACAATCCACCCACAACAGGATATCGGATGGAACTCTAAGCCGCCTCGGTGGCGCACTTGAACATCCACTGCTGATCCGCCCATGCGGGCGGGATCGCGGTGTTGATCAGGGACTGCAGGTTCATGCCAACGGGCTGGCGTCCATCCAGGATCGCGAGCTGCAGGTCCGGTGCGAGGAAGGCTAGCTGCATCAGCCGCCGCTCATAGGTGCTGGCGAAGGTCATGTCTGCGGCGCCGTCGCTGCGGGCCTTCTTGCGGACCAGCGCATGGGCCTGCTTCAGCGCCGCCGCCAAGCTCTGGTCAGGCGAGGGGGTGATGGCCTGGGCGCCGGCCTCGTCGGTGATCCAGACCCTGCCTCCGCCGCGCTTCATGCGCATGGGGATCGTTAGCCGCAGGGATCGCTGCACCTGCACCTCACGGAGCTTGAGGTAATCTCCCCGCTGGTTCGCGACCTGGCCGGCACGCTGATCTCGCCCTGGCGGCCGGAGCCCCGCAGTTTCGGCGGGGTCCTGCACGGTGCCTTCGTGTTTGTAGGCCTGAGAGCCTATTTCGACGCTGTCATCGCACCCCCAGACTCCGCCGTGGGCCGCCACCTTGACCAACGCCGCGCTGAGATCGCCACGGAGCTCTCTGAGATCGACGGCCCTATTCTGAAAGCAGGGCTGACAGAGCAGGGTGACGCTCTCCTCTCGCATTTGTTGGATTGTCCTGCCTACGCCGCGAGCCGGACCGTCAAACACTTCCGTCAAGCGTCCTCGTAGCCCCTCCGTCTTTTCCACAGCCAACCCCAACGCGTCAGATGCGCCGCGCGAAGTCCGCAAGATCGGCTTTGGCGGCGGGGTCCAACGCCACGTCCCAGCTAGGCTGCGGCTCGCTAAGGGCGGTCTCAATCGCCTCGCGCACCAAGCCGCCGCCGACCTTGCGGCCAGCCGCCAGTGTCAGCGCATCAGAGGCTTCCGCCCGTGCGATCTGCCAAAGTCGGACGTACTCCGCTGTCGGGTCGAGCTGATCGCCTAAGAACCCAGCCAAATCATCGATCGGCAC